TCCGATTACACATTTCTTAAAGAAATACACAAGGCCTTAGTTATTCTTCACGATCGCCCCGATAAGGGAGAAGAGGATATCCGTGAGTGGTTTAAAAGCCTTATTAGCAAATCTCGATAAAAAAATTAAACTCCAAGCTCCTGGTCTAGTCGCCAAGCTATTCCACGACAAACACCCTCATGATGGTCAGCTCAAAATCATCTATAAGTTCATCGAAACCTTTGGCACGTCTCACCCCATATTCGCTCAATGTGGTAGAAAATTCGGTAAATCAGAAACAGCTGCTTTTATAGCCTACATTCACTGCATCCTCACCCCAAACGCGGCCGTGTACTACATCGCCCCATACTTCAAGCAGGCCAAAGAAATTATGTGGGCCCCAAGGCGTATCCAGAAGTTTGCCCCCAACCTCATCACTGGAAGACCGAACGAATCAGAACTTAGAATTCGTACTCTAAACAACGGATTTATCAAACTTGATGGCGCTGATAATATCGACACCGCTCGAGGCTTTACCCCCTCTCTGGTCATATACGATGAATATAAGGACTTTAAGCCAAGATTCCATGAGGGGATGGAACCAAACTTCCTCGCTCGAAAAGCCCAGCTCGTAGTCCTTGGAACCCCGCCTGAAATGGATACTGAAATGGGTACCGGGTTCTTTGCCCTCGCCGACATTGCCAAACAACACGGCACCTTCTTTCAAATGCCTAGCTCCACAAACCCATACATCGATCAGAGATGGCTTGAGGAAAAAAGACTTGAGCTCATTGCAAGGGGTGAAGAAGACGTATGGGCAAGAGAGTATGAAGGACGATTCGTCAGAGGCGGTAAGAGGTCCATATTCCCGATGTTTGATAAAGAAAAGTTCGTGATGCCCCACCAAAAACTCCTCGAGAAGTTCTCTAAAGACCAGCACAAGATGCAGTTTCTGTGTGTGGCCGATCCAGGCACAGTCAGTGTGTTCGGTGTGCTTTTCTTAGCTCTCAATCCCTACACCAGAGAGGTGTTCGTCCTGGATGAGATCTATGAATCCGACCCCAACAAAACTTCCGTTGATGGAATATTCCCTCAAATCGTTTCAAAAGAAGAAGAGTTCTCGGCTGAATGGGATCACGTGTGTGATGAGGCAGCGTCTTGGTTTATTAACGAAGTCTCTCAACGCCACAACCTACACTTCTTCCCCACGACTAAAGCCCAAAACAAGAAGGAATCAGGTATAGGCCTGATTAAGGACATCTTGCTAGACAACAAGCTGTTCGTCTCCGAGAGATGCTCTTCGTTTATTTGGGAGGTGGAAAACTACGTGAAAGACGATAGGGGCAAGATTCCAAAGGTAAATGACCATTTAATCGACTCGGCTAGGTATAGCTTAGGCTTCTGGAATTACGACCTTAACGATCGTAAAGAGCGTCGAAACAAGGAAAAGGAAAACGCTGAAAACAAGCCTTGGTACCGCATGGAGGACGACTTTCCAGAGATGGCCAGTGAATCAAATGATTTACTAGAGTCGGAGTTTCTGGAAGAAGTGAGTGAAGAATGGGAGGAGGCTTTATCTCATGAGTATTGACGCAATAGTTGTAGGTCTTATCATCACCTGCATCATCATCACCATCCTTGGTTTCGCATTGGCAAGTTTCGCTTTGATTAAAGTGATGGCTATGGAAAAATCAACCCATACGATGGCCTGGAAGGACCCTTTTGCTGAGGAAGAAATAAATGTTCCCAGTGATGAAGAGATGTCTCAAAGGCTTTCTAAAGAATTAGATCAGCATTTAAACCGGCAGGAAGAGCCGTCATTTCAATATGAAAAAGACGTGATTTCATAATCACACAGCCTGGGGGAAGACATTGGCAATAACTTTTGACGACATGGACACACCATCTGGTGCAGGCGGCAGAGAAGAAGATAGTTACGTTTATCAACCCTTTTGGGCCTTGGACCGCTCTGATAAGGATCAGGTTCTTAACTGGTTGAAGTTCAACTTGGATCGTCGAAAGCAAGAGGCTGTTGATAGAGTCGAAGAGTACAGAGGCAACATCGCTAGATACAAAAACCTGTACTATTACGACCTCGATTCAAGGGATTCTAGAGAGGGTCGTGCTTCTTTATCTGGTTCGACTGTGAACAGAAGATACAAGAAGCTTTCCGTAAACCATTTGAGAGATTTGGTAAATGCGCGTGTTGCCAGGTTAACTCGTTTTAAGCCAGCCATTGCGGTAACACCTCCAACTACAGAAAACGAAGATGAGCTAGCTGCTGGACTGGCCAAGCGTTGGGTTGATTATCTTTGGTATACAAACAATGTTGAGGCTTTAAATGCGAAGCACGCAAAGGTCGCTGATCTTTTTGGAGAGTCTTTTGTCTGGCCCGTTTGGAATGAGAACAAAGGTCCTGTTGATCCTGATTATTTGGATGATGATGCCGAGGCCGAAGACGAAGACGGCGAGACAGTAAAGCTAAAGGGCAAACCTCGTATGGGTGAGATTGAGTACAAGCTCATTTCCCCCGAGTATGTGCACCTTGATGATATGACAGAGTTTACGGACTGCCGGGATTGCTTTATTGAGGAATACTTTCCAATTGCTGAACTCAAGGCTGATTTTCCAAATTCAGCGGACGAGATTCAGAGTGAGCCAGAGCTTGATAAGTTCAATTATGATCGGTTCGAACAAGAGCCGGTTCATCACCAATCACGCAAGATCACTTATATGTATAGGCCGGATCACTATTTCCCAGAGGGTGTAGAGATTGTTTTTACTGTGGATGTGATACTTCGAGAGAGGGATTATCCTTACTGCGATCCAAACGATCCTGAAGAGACATTTGAAGTGCCTCTTCCGTTGGTTAGGTTTACCTCAGATGAAGTGCCTGGTGACAAGCGAGCAGTATCTTTTGTTCGTTACATCAGAAACCTTCAAGACATTTACAATTCTTTGACGACGATGATTACTAGAAATCAGCTTATGGCAGCGCATCCAAAATGGATTATGCCGGCAGGTGCAGCGAATCTAAAATCCCTTGGGAATGATTTAACAGTGGTTCAATACAAAGGTCCAACACCACCGCAGCTTGTTTCTTTTAAGACGACATCGAATGAAGTTTTTGAGTTTAGGAATCAGATCAAAGAAGAGATGCAGCAGCTATCTGGCATTTATGGTGTTTCTCGTGGTGAGCCGCCTGCCGGTGTAAAGGCGGGAGTTGCTCTTCAGTTTTTATCAGAGCAGGAGCAAGAGCGGTTTAATTCTCAGGTAGTAAAGTGGCAGCAATACATTGTGGATTTGGCTGACTGGACGATTCGATTGATTGGTCTTTACTACGAAAAGGACGACAAGCGAAAGTTGCAGATTGTTGGAACTGACACAGGCATGGATGGTGAGATCATAGAGTTTGATCCAGAAGTGTTTAAGAGAAAGTTCAACATCCGCATTCAGAACTCTTCAGCTTTGCCAGAGTCTAAAGCAGCAAGAATTCAGACAGCGCTTGATATCAAGGAGATAGCTCCAAACACGATGAGTGATGAGGACTTAGTAGAGATTCTTGATATTGGTAATGTGAAGAAATTTCAAAGCAAGATCACGGTTAATAAAGCCGCTGCTGATTTTGAGACTCAGAAAATTAAAGAAGGTCATTCAACAGAAGCTCCTGAGCCGTATGAGAATCATCTCGTTCATTATGATCAGCATTTAACAGCGATGTCAGACAAGGGTTTTCACAAGTGGCCCAAGTCTAGAAAAAAGGCATTACAAGACCATATGATGGCTCATGAGATGTTTATGTACAGAATTTCAAAAAAGTCGGAGCAATATGCAGCTGAGATAGGTGCAAGGTTTCCGATGTTTCCGCTATTCTTCCCGATTCAGAAGTTGGAAGAAGCGCTTCAAGCAGAGTCACAGCTCGTTCAACCTGTGACATCCCCCGAACAAGGTTTGCCGCCGCAACCAATCCAAACCCAAGCCCCTTTGGAAGGTGTGCCGTCTGAGGAAATTCCTTTGCCGCCGCTGCCGCCAGAGGGTGATCCCATCCCGGAGGGTGTCAATGCCGCAACGCTAACCACCTAATAGGAGGAATCATGGAAACAAAATCAGAGACGACAGAAGTCGCGGGCAATCTTAGCACCCAAGAGATGACGGAAATGTTTTGGGATGACATTAAGACAGATCCGCAGCCAGACGTAATGCACACAGAAAAGAGTGCGCCAGTAGAGAATGCGCCTGATGATTCGGGTCAGGACTCTAAGGACGACGACAAATCGGAGGGTTCAGAGGAATCGGGAGAATCAGAGGAGTCTGGTGATGCAGAGGATTCGTCGGAAGAAAAACCAAAGGCCTCAAAGAAGGTCAAAGTTGGTGAAGACGAGATAGATTTAGCGCTCGATGCGGTTGTTCCTCACAAGGTTGATGGCAAAGACGTAAATGTGACCATAGAAGATCTTTTAAAGAATTACGCCGGCAAGGTTGCTTGGGAGCAGCGATTTGCCGATCTAGGTCGAGAGAAGGCTACGTTTTCAAAAGACAAGGCGAAGATATCGAAATTGGCGAGCAAGTTTTATGAGAAGGCGAATTCGAAAGATCCACTAGGGGCGATTGCTGTTGTGGCTGAGGCGTCTGGGGTTGATCCGGCTGTTTTCATGAAGGAGTTTCGAGGAAACATATTTAAGATGGTTCGTGATTACAAGGACACGGATGATAACGAGTTGCGCCGAATAGAGTTAGAAGAGAACGAAAAGACGTATGAAAGCACGTTAGCAGAGCGTCAAAAGGAGCAGAAGTATGCTGCTGAGACGGCACAGATTAGTGATCAGACAGAAAAAATCATTGCCGAAACTGGTGCAACTCGGGAAGAATTCATTACAATATACGAAGAACTAGTACAACAGGGAAAAATAGACCCGAACGAGAAGGATTTGCAGACAAACTTGCAAAATCTGGAGCAGCTAGGCCAGACATATTTGGCACGACAGCGCGAGGACAAGGTCATTGGCATCCTACATTCTGTAGACCCTAACCTGGATAATGAGAAATTCAAGAAAGTGGGAGTTTATCTCTACGAGCAAAGTCGCATTAACCCCGAGTTATCGGACAGCGATTTAAAAGAGATAGCGCAGACTTTATTGAGTGACAGAGGGACCAGCGATCAAGCGGACAAGAAGCGTCGTTTGACTCAGAAGTTGAAAAAGACAGCTCCTGAGAAGTTGGTAAAAAAAGATTCGAAATTGGCTTCGGGTGGTCCGATGTTTTTCGAAGATCTTTAGACTCATTAATTCAAAATCGAAGGGGAAAGAATGGCTCAGTTTAGCCTTACTACCGCATCCAACATCTTCAAGACGAAGTTTGGAAAGCTCGCGGACAATACTTATAACTCGTACAACGTCACTTTGGGGCGTGTTAACAAAGATTACAATTTCGTTGGTGATCAGATTTTCGTTTCACAGCCACTTAGTTTTTCAGGTGGTGTTGGTTCAGGATCTTTGCCGACTTCAGGTGTAGCTGATTACGGCAAGGCGTTGATTCTTGCGAAAAAAGTTTACGCTCGTATGGAATATGACCGTGAATCAATCAAAGCGTCTGCTACTTCAGAGGGTGCTTTTATTGAAGGTGTGAAAGAGGTCACTCAAAAGGGTGTTGAGTCTTTCATGCGTAACATGAGTCGTATTTGGTACAACGATGGAACAGGTCAGTTGGGAACTATTAACTCGGGTGGTGTATCTGGAAGTAACCCATATGTTTTGACGATTAGCTCAGCGACTTGGAAAGAAGCTAACTTTGAAGAGAACGATCTTGTAAACATTGAGACGACTAACACTGATCTTTTTGAGATCACTGATGTTGATCCTACCAATGAGCAGATCACTGTTTCACGGACCACTGGTTCACAGGTTCCCGCCGCCGGAGATCTTATCTTCATGCAGGGCTCTGAGGACAATGACCCCGCTGGGTTAAGGGGTGTTATTGATGCAACTTCTGGTTCTCAATACAACATCCCAGTAGCTCGTAGATGGCAATCAACTGTTGTTGATGCTGCTTCGGCCGGTATCACAACCGACTTGATGAATCAGGTCATGATTGAAGTTGAGAGAAAGACAGGCAAGGCGCCTAACTTGATTTCTACTTCTTACAAGCAATATCGTAAGATCTTGAATCTTCTTGAAGATCAGAAGCGATACAACGTCGAGCCACGAAGCAAAGATCTTAAAGGTCATATCAGCTTCAAGGGTGTCGAGTTCATGTCTTCTGTAGGATCGGTTCCAATTGTTCCTGAGCGATTTGTTGAAGACGATCGTGTGTACTTCTTGAATGACAAGTATCTCACCACTCATCACAGACCAGACTTTGGTTTCTTCGATGATGATGGAACTGTATTTCTTCGTAAGGCAGATGATGATGCATACGAAGCTCGATACGGTGGATATCTTCAGAATTACATTGTTCCAACCTTCCAGGGTGTCTTGGACGGATTGGCTTAAGCGGCAATGGGTATTGGCCGGAGGGGAAACTCTCCGGCTTTTGCTTTTTAATTTAAGGAGATTACATGAGTAATTTATTAGCATCACAAACGAGAGAAGTTCGCTCACAGCAGCGAGGCCCTCGTATTATTGCTTGCTTGATTGATGGAACGGGTACGGCTTCTGTTGTCCCAGGTTCAGGAGCAGAAGTAAGTCTTACTGACACTGGAACGGGT